ATTCCAGGCCACAGTTTAGCTAGTACATGGAATATTTTAGTGGTTTTATGTTTTAACCCCATCTTATTTCTCCTTGTTTGATTTTTTCTAGTTGCTCCATATAAAAAAGCTCTAAATTTTTTTCGAAGCAAAGTATCTATTTTATACTTTAATGGTTTCTTTTTCTTTTTAGGCTCGTAGCAAAATCTCCATACCGACCTCCACTCTTCTCTTCCAGAACGTTTTTTTATTTTTTCGGCTGCTCCAGGTGTTAAATGATAATGTATAGTAGACTTGCAACATCCTATCTCTTCACTCATTTCACGATAAGACATGTTAGACCCTTTAAGAGCTGATATCTTTTCCTTTAATTGTCGAGAAATAGAAGTATTATTTCTCATTCTTTTTTATAATGGTCCATGGTGCATTAGCCGTGCGCAATCCTTCTTTACTCTTATCCCAATATCTTTTACATAAGTTTCCAGTGCTTGCTACAAACTCATGTTGATTATCGGGATGAGGGTCGTACGGTCTAACCACATGTTTACCATCGGACTTTGAATAATATTTTATATAAAAATTATTTTTTTCCATCTTAGTTTAACTTATAATCATCATCTGAAGACAGATTAACATCGTCAAAAACAAGATTAGTTTCGGGCTGATGTACATAATATTCTCCTTCCGAATCGCAGTCCCAACACTGATGAATAGATTCTCCTTCTTCAGTGCCTACTTTTAAAAAGCCATTGCCCTTACAAGTAGGACAATAAACTATTCTTACTCTATGCTTTTTTAATTTTTCCATTTAACTTCTTCGCTTTCTCATTTGCTATTTGCTCAATGGTTTTACTAATTGATAATTTTGCGTCAGGCAATAATACCTTCGACAAACTGATCAAAGTCTTGTATGTTTCGTGTGTTAACGAAACATTTCTATATTTGGTTATATCAGTCATGATTTCCTTTCATTTATTTCTGATGATTATATAGGATTGAATAAGAGATTGTCAAGATGAAATTTATATTAATTTTATATATGTGTTCAATGAATACTGGAGCATGCCTACCCCCATACGAATGGCCGGTTCAGTTTAAAGATGCGTATGAATGTAGTATTGCAGGTTATGAAGAGTCAGCTCGAAAGCTTAAAGAGATTGGACCAGAAGAAGTTAATAAACATAGAATATCTATTACCTTCTCCTGTAATGGAATTCAAGAGACTTGACAACTGTAACGCGATTGTGTAATAGTGATCTCTTCTCACCACAATAGCCTATCCCCTTATTCCCTCTCGGGATGGGCTTGATTATTTCATTTTCTTTTGTGTAATATTACCACGGTCATCCATCCACAACTCAAAGATGTTTCCTTTACCATCTATGTAGTACCCCTGTAATGTTTTTTTCTTTTTCATAATTCATTCGGCCCCCACGCTTTCCGTGCACGTACTAACGTAGAAGGCGCCGCTTTCGTTGCTACCCTTTCAGGTCATCGCGAACGTACAGTGGAACGCAGTTACTGCAGAACTTGGACGCCTACTAACGGTCTTATAAATTCTATCTCCAAATACACCCAAAAAAATCACCACTACCATCATTCATCATATGACGATTAATAGGATAATCAGCATAGGTGCTTAACTTAATTCTCAATATATCACACAAATCTGAATATATAACTGTATCTTTAAACAGTTTTATATTTGCCATCATCTCTTCTGTCACTGGAACCAAATGATACACACCATCTGTTAAGATAATTAAATCCATTAATCTTTTTTTAGATCGTATCTTCTTGTTCCATTAGTTATAATCTTCTTAAGACCTGGAGCTGCTAATTCTAATTTAGCATACTTACTCCATGCTTTTTTAAGTATGTTCAATTCTAATAAAAGAACTGACCATTGCTTTGATGTTATGTCTTTACTACTTATTGTTATTACTTTTTCTTTCATATATCCTATATAGGATATCAATGGATTAGTGTCAAGTACCTTTTTTTCTTTTTTTCTGATTTCTTTTTTCGCTCTTATTTAAACGTTTTTTATGCCTTCCAGGCCGTTTACGAGGTTGTTGATTATGATATAGATTGACTCCGAATTGAGATTTCTTAGCCATTATTTATCTCTAGTAACTAATTCTATTTTCTCACCTGCGTTTACTGCAGGGATATAACTTATTTTCCCATTAATATGTTGTCTTAAATCACTACCACATGTAACGCATCTATAAAAGTCAGGTGTAATACCAACTAACATAGTATCCTGCTCACACGTCGGACATTTCCCCGTCACTACTTCCGCGTTGAATTTTAGAAACTTTTTTCCTGTCATAAACTTTCTTACTCTTTACCACACGTTGGTGATAACGTCCATCACTTAAATCTATTGCTATTGGGTTCTTTTTTCTATTCTTTTTAAGAAAAAAAGCGTATGCCTTTTTGTTCATTGACACGAAAGACACTCATCGCTGTCATTATCGAGATCAGCAAGAGCTTCTTGTTTGCAGTCATCACTGCAAAACATATCTAATTCTTCTTTAGCTTCAAATTCTTTCTTACATTTATTACAATTTTTTTTCATTACTCTAGGATAAGTTTTTTAATAGTTACAGACCCGTCAATATTTGTCTCTAATTCCGCCATCGATTTCACGCATTGATAGGCTACATTTTTTGAAGTATTACCCCTCATCGCGACACGCTTCCCCTTAAGGCAATCGGACATCGCCGGCTGGATACGTGCTTCCTTAATCTCTCCTTGTACTATCATAAGTAGGGCTATCACCATCTCCGTCAATGTGTGCCTCCATTTTTATTTGCTCTTACTTTATCTTTTAGATCTTCGACATCAAGTAAAAGCTTCTCAGTTTGTTTTTGTATAAATTGGATATTCACTTTATTGTGCATCATGTCTTCAATACGCATTTCAATTTTCTCTACAGAGTTATAAAGATCTTCCAATAAAAAATGTTGCTCCTGGTCCACGGGTACTTGCTCAGATTTTTTAAGCAAATCATTTTCAAACAGCTCACGTGAAGTTTCTAACGATACTAATCTTGAAGTTAGCTCTGCGTATACGAACACGCCGGCTGCAACGAGCACGATCAGACTAGCAACCGTTTTCATCGGCATTTGCACAGCGGCTTCTTCAGAAATATTAAGTGGTTGTTTAGCCATTAGTTATAATTATACCCACCTGAGGTATTTCCTTGTTCTAATTTTTTAAATAATTTTTCGTGTTGTTCCATGATCTCTTCATCCATGTCAAACATTTCATCCATCTTCTGATCCATTAATGTGATTTGCATTTCAAGTTTCTCAACTTTATTTTGAAGCACAGCTTGACCTGTAGATAATTCAAATGTTCTAGATAGCGACCATCCCCCTAATGCTATTAAGAGTCCAACTAATAGAGTTAAAATTTTTTCCATCATATCTAATCAATCGCGTCCCAGTCAGCCTCAGTAGGTAGTGGTAATGCTCCTTCCATTTGCTCCTCTGTAGGCATCAACAACTTACTATCTCCCATGAGTTTGATATCTGGATTCTCTTCTTTATAATTATCCTTCAAATCATCCCAATGACTACCTTCAGGCTTTTTGTTTTCCGGAATGATTATACCAGAACACTTAGAAACTAGCAATTTGAAGTTTTCATTACGTTGAATAGTGGGATTATTATTGACTTTTCCACACATTTTCATCAGTTCCAACTGTTGTTTTAGCTGTACATTTTCTGTTTGAACTTCTCTAAATTCTTCTGTGCAGGCTGAACCTAAATACTTTCTCCAAGTTAAACGTACTGACCTATCATCACTAGGGCTATTATAATTATTAGTAGGATCATAGTGTCTATACCTATTTTCGTAGTCCCTTTGTTCGATTGATACGCTAACATCGCCAGTACTGCAAGTATTAGTACCGTCATTGAGATACTCATTTCTAGGATACGCAGGTTCTGCAAAGAAAGCTAATGCAGTTAACATTAAGATAAGTATCGCTGTAAATCTGTAATCCATCCTGGCAATCTCCATACATAACTACCTATTCAAATCTTTTATATCATAGTCATGTTCTCTGACTTGATCTGCTAATTGTCTATATAAATTTTCTGCCATCTGCCATGTTGCTTCTGCAGAGGATAATCTTGTGTTTATGTTTGTGATATTTTTTTCGGCCTGTTCCAAATCTCTTTGAAGATTTGAAATTTCTATATTATTTGAATCAATAGTATCAGTTAAATTAACAACATACCTAACACCGGTAAATGTTCCAACTAAAACAGATGCCACGATAGGCACCATTACAATATTCTTTTTTAATAAATCAACTAAATTCATTTTTCGTTCTCATAAGTCATGTCAGTTGCATGATCTTTTTCTTTTTTATATTCTCTTTTACATTGACAATTATCACAAGCACATAAACCATACTCATCTGAATGCAGGTCATCCTTGCAGTGACAGTTATGATTACATTTTTTACAGTTGCTCATTTTTTCTCCTCAATGTCATAAAAGAATTTATCGGTATCTTCTGTTTTCCACTTACCGGTATCTTCAACATTCCAATCACTTGTTTGTACTTTCCAGTCAGGAGTTTCGTCTCTAACTGTAAATGATGGAATACTCCATATGATACGATTGTTTGGCTGTGCCGCATAATTGCCGTCATCTAATGCAAGTATGTGTGCGCACTTATGTTCGTGCGAAATTTCAGAATGATCTGTATCTACTATATTACTCTCTGGGTGTGCCCAGTCAACAGTAAATAAATATTTTCCTGGATGTAATTTCTTATCTTTACCAAAATATTTGCCGCACTGTCCATCTAGAATATCATAAGAAGTGACAGCAGGATAATAACTAAAACAATTCCATAACTGAAGTTCATCAGGTCTACGTTGAGGAACATCTTCCGGTCTAAAATCTCTCTGTATAAAGGCAGATATCGGGAGACGATAAAAGATAGCCCCATTCTCCATAATCGCATGGAATAAAATAGGGCGACCTGTAATAGAGCTAAAACCGAAGATAATACAATCTTCAACTTCTCCGTGATGTTCTTTAAGATCATAAAGATATTCTCTTCTTATCTGCGCATATGTAACTGGTATGTTTGCGTTTAGATAAGCCATACATAATAACTAGTTAGTAATTAAATGTACTACTATGATAATAGCAACTATAACTACAGCCGTAGCTTTTTTGTTGCTAATCGCTAAATTCCATATTCTTTTAGCTTCGCTTATTACTTTTTCCATAGTTTCCTCCTCTTTTATTTTTATTTTATTGTACCCCAATTTGGCCCGGATTCATAGTCTACTTTATTAGGAACTTCAAGTGAAACTGCACCTTCCATTATCTCTTTTATTTTATCTGCATTACCATCCACTGATATATCTAATTCATCATGTACTTGTATGTGTGGTGTAATTCCTTCTTTATAAAGTTCTAACATTGCTTTCTTTGTCATGTCTGCCGCACTTCCTTGAATCAATTTATTTAAAGCTTTGTAAGTGTAAGCTCTTTTGATCCCTGGTCCGTGTTCCGCGAGCGCTGCTTCGTGTGACAAGGCTTTATGAATTCCAAACTGATTTGGTTCCCACAAATGGAATCTACACAAACGACCTAGTAAAGTTCTAATCTTACCAGAGTCCTGGGCTCTATACATTACATTGTCCATCAACTGTTTTACAAATGGAACTTTGTTATGATATTGTTTAAAAAGATCTTCAGCTTTTTCTTTAGAGACTCCAAGTTCAGCTTGTAATTTATTTTTTCCCATACCATAGAACAGACCAAGGTTTATAGTCTTGGCCTGAGTTCTAGGTATCTCTGCCATGTCTGCAACGATAGTATGAAAGTCGGCATCGCCCTCATTATACGAGTCCAATACTTCGTTCACTCCATAGAGATTCTGTAAAGCAGCATAATGCACTACCAACCTAGGCTCTTGCTGAGAATAGTCAAAACAACCCCATGTATGGCCCTTCTCGGGTATAAATAATG